CTTCGAACCGGAGGGCGGCGCGGTAAGAATCCAGGACGACAGCGACGACTAACCAGCAGCGACGGGTGAGAAAAGAGGGCGAGATGCCTGTAGAACGATTCTGGCAAGAGAACCGGATGGAAGGCGAACAGCCTGACATCACGATCAGCTGGGGCGACCCAGAGCCCGGCGTCACCATCAACGGCCACACGTTCAATGACCGCGCCGCAGTGAACCGGATGATCCGGGCGCTCCGCCGCGCAAGGGACAGGACGTTCGGTCGAGACTATTAGGTTTGCGGGTCAACGTCACCTGCCGGGCTTGTTGCCACGTGCCCCCGGTAGGCCGAAGGTCGCACGCATAGTTGTCCTCAATGACTGTGCGACCTGCCCGCAATGATCCTCCCCAGACCTGCATAGCAGCGTGGGGAGGGGCCCGCCCGGTGCCGAGTCCGGGCAGCCCACCGCCGAACTCTTACGGAATGGGCAGCGCTGACAAAGCTTCACCTGCCAGGCAGGTGACCGGGAGCGTTACCCGGCAGCGCACAAGACAATCGAATAGGAGACGAGCATGAGTATCTGGGGCACAACTCAACGAGTCGTATGCAAATGGTTCGGCCACAAATGGGCGACAGCTAAAGACGGCCGACGCCGGTGCACCCGTTGCGGGCTCACGGGGCTACTCGCCTAATCCCACAAGCTGGCCCGCCCCGTCATCTTCCACAGACCGTGGCCGGGCGGGCCTTCAAAACATCAGCGGTTACGCCACTGCCACCCAACGTCCGGCAGCTTGCCACCGTTCGCGGACTTCGCCTTCACGTTCACGGTGGCCCGAGAGTAACCGGTGGCGGCAACGATCTCTTCCCAGGACGCCCCAGCGTTCCGAGCGTCCACGATCATGGCCGGCTCAGACTCCAGCTTTTCCCGCAGGATACGCATTGCGCGGAGCTCGTCCAGTGCTGCGGTTTTCGGGTCATCGGATGGGGTCATAGTTTCAAGCTTAGCCACTAGTTCAACAGCGTTCGGCATAGTGTACTCCTACTCGTCTAGCTGACGGACAAGTCACCACGGCGCGCCATTGACGGTTGTACGTGGTTTCTGAAATTGTCTTGTCTCAACTATAGACAAGTCATAAACGACATGTCTAGAATCAAGACATGGAAACGCTATTCATCATCATCGCCGCATGGTTCGTCCTCAGCATCGTCGCCGCCGGTCTCGCGTCCCTGTTCTTCCAAGGACGCAACCGCAACTGGGCGAAGGAAGGCGACCCCGAACAACTCGAACGCCAACTCCTCAACTAACACCAACCACTGAGCCCCCCAGCAACACTGCTGGGGGGCTTTCCCATGCCCACACCCAGGCGGTGTGGGCCGAGACTTTGCCGCCAGGCGCGGGGAAGGACACCCAATGAGCACAGGAGCCGGAAACAGCAGCAACCGGGACACCCGCAAAGCGTCCCTAGCTGAACGCCGCAACATCGCACTCCACCACCGCAAGCAAGGACGCTCCTACGAATGGATCGCCCGCAACGTCCCCGAGGTCGGGGTCACCACCCGGTCATCCGTGGAACGCATGTGCAAGGCCGCCATCAAGGAAATCACCCGGGAGAACGCGGCCGAAGCTCTCGCGCTCGAACTCGAACGACTCGACGACATCTGGCAGATAGCGTTCCCTGATGCCCTCAGCGGCAACTTGTGGGCTATCGACCGGTGCCTGGCCATCAGCGAGAAACGCGCCAAGTGGCTCGACTTCGAGAACGGTGTCAACGACAACGGTGCCGCTGAAATCGGGCGGGCCCTGCACGGGTTCCTCCTTGACGCCAAGTCACGGGCCGAGCAGATCCAGAAGGCGGCAACACTGCCAACCGACGCTGAGGGGTAGCCGTGGTCACCGCCCCGATGTTAGACCGGCAAATCACGGCGTTGGCTGACTCAGACGGGCGCGTCAACATCTACGAGGGCGCTATCCGATCAGGCAAGACATTCTCCAGCCTGATCCGGTGGCTCACTTTCGTGGCCACAGCCCCCAGGGGCGGCGAACTGGTAATCATCGGGAAAAACAAAGACTCGATCTACCGCAACATCTTCGCCCCATTCGAAACCAACCCAGCACTCGGCCTGTTCTCAGCACAGGTCAAGTACCGGCAAGGTGCCGCGTCGTCCATCATCCTGGGCCGCAAGGTCCACGTGATCGGCGCGAACGATGCCAAAGCTGAGTCAAAGATCCGCGGCATGACCGTCGCCGGCGCATACGTTGACGAAGTCACCGTCCTGCCGTTCGACTTCTTCAAGCAGCTACTCGGCCGCATGAGCGTGGACGGTGCCCAACTGTTCGGGACGACCAACCCGGACTCACCGAACCACTGGCTGAAAACGAACTACCTGGACAAGATCGAGCACCCCGACGACAAGGTGCGGCTCACTGACTGGCGCAGGTTCAAGTTCACCATCGACGACAACCCGTCACTGAACCCCGCCTACGTTGCATCCCTGAAACGCGAGTTCACAGGGCTCTCGTACCGCCGGTTCATCGACGGGGACTGGGTGTCCGCTCAGGGCGCGATCTCCGACATCTGGGACGTGTCACCGTTCAACCGGGAAAACCCGCGGGACGGCGGCCACGTCATCGGCTGGGCGGACCTGCCCGAGATGGAGCAGCTGTACGCGGTCGGCATCGACTACGGCACCACCAACCCGACCAGCGCCATAATCCTCGGCCTGGGCGTGGACCGGCGGCTGTACCTGATCGACGAATGGCGGCACGACTCCAAGGAAGGCGAGCTGCGGCTCACCGACGCGGAGCTGTCCAAGCGGCTGCGCGACTGGTTGCGGCAAGAGCACCTTCCCAACCAGCCTGGGATGCGCCCCCAGTACACGATCCTTGACCCCTCGGCCGCGTCCTTCCGGGTGCAGTTGAACCATGACGGGATCGGGAACATCACCCCAGCGGAGAACGACGTGCAGTACGGCATCAAAACCGTGTCTAGCCTGCTCTCCCAGAAACTCCTCGTCGTCTCCGACAAGTGCCACGGGTTCCTCAACGAGGTGGCCGGGTACTCGTGGGACGAGGACGCACAGAAAAAGGGTGAGGACAAGCCCGTCAAGGTCGCTGACCACTCAATGGACAGCGCCCGCTACGTGATCGCAACCACCGAAACCCTGTGGAAACACGCGCTCGACTACAGCCTTGCCGCCTAGAAAGGGGACCGTCTTGGACAAGCTCCCAGACCAGAACATCAACTGGCCCCCGGCCCCCTACGACAAGTCCTACGACGACATGAAAATCTGGTCGGCATGGTACGAGGGCGACACCGGCACCCTGGCCAGCCACTACACCAAAACCCAGACCATCGGCGGCATCAGCGGTGCGCTACGCCGCCTATGGTGGGGCAAACCGGAACCAGCCGGCCAGGAGTCACGGAAACTCCACATCCCCGTGGCGGCGGACATCGCCCGCACCAGCGCCGACCTGCTGTTCTCGGAGATGCCGACCTTCCTTGTGGGGGAAGGCACCGAGAACGCCACCGACGGCACCGTTGCCAAGACCTCCGAGGCTCAGCGGATCGTCGGGGAGATCATGGGCTCCCCGCAGGCGGCTTCGCAGCTGTTGGAAGCCGCGGAGCTGCAGGCGGCCCTCGGTGGTTCATTCCTCCGGCTGTCGTGGGACACCGAAATGTTCGAGTACGTGCAGTTGGATGCGGTAGACGCCGACGGTGCGATTCCGCACTTCCGGCGCGGCAAGCTCGTGAGCGTCGTGTTCTGGCAGAACCTGCGCAGCCTGGGCAAGGACCGGGACATGTACCGGTTCCTTGAACGCCACTTCCCCGGAGGGGTGGAGTACGGGCTGTACAAGGGCACCCAGAAAGAAATCGGGCACCGTGTTCCACTGCAGGAGCACCCGGACGCCGAGTGGGCTGCATCGCTCGTCGATAAGGACAGCACCCAGGCCACCGGGCTGATGGGGCTGACCGCCGCGTACATCCCGAACGTCACTCCCAACCGGTCTTACCGGAACACGCCGCAGCTGGCCCGGCTGGGCAGGTCAGACTTTGACCAGCTGATCCCACTGTTCGATTCCCTGGACGAGGCGTACACGTCGATGATGCGTGACCTGCGGCTCGGCAAGGCCCGGGCGTGGGTGCCCCAAGGGACCCTCACCAATAACGGCCCCGGCAAGGGTGCATCGTTCGACACCGACCGGGAGATCTACGCCGAAGCGCCTGCCGGGCTGGGGTCCATGAAGGACGGCAAGGTCATCCAGGTGGATCAGCCGAACATCCGGCACGAGGAACACCACGCGGTCATCGAGGACCTGCTCGCCCAGATCCTCCGCACCGCCGGCTATTCGTCCGCGTCGTTCGGTGACGACCCAATGATCGGACAGATGACCGCCACCGAGGTGAACGAACGACGGGAAATGTCCACCCGCACCCGCAACAAGAAAATCCAGCACTGGAAGTCCGCGCTCGAACCGCTGGCCACCACCGCGCTGGAAGCTCAGAAGCTGGTGTACGGCAACCAGGGGCTAGCAGTCGATGACGTCACGGTCCGGTTCCCAACCCAGACCAACGTCAACGCCGCCACCCTGTCCCAGTCGATCTCCCAGCTTGCCGCGGCCGGCGCGATCAGCACCGAACGCATGGTTAGGATGCAGAACCCGAACTGGTCCAGCGACGACGTGAACCGTGAAGTGGCAAAGATCCACTTCGAACGGAACATCGGAGAAATGCCTGACCCCACAAAGTTCACCGGGGAGTAACCGGTGAGCGGGGCCGTTGACCGGTTCGTACACCGGGAATACATCAGGGTGGGCGCGTGGTGCCCCAAGCATGACGCCGCCCACCTGATCGTGTCACAGGTATTCATCGTCACCATGCGGGGAGTGTGGAGGTCTTGGCCTAAGACCGAATGTGGGTAAGGCGGTGAGCGCATGGCCGCATGGGTGCCACCCGAGGACATGACCGCCGCCGACATCGTGGACCTGCTCGGCGCAGAGATCGCCGGCATGTACGCCGACGCGGAGATCCGGCTCCTCCAAGCAATCAAGCTGGAAGTGAAGGACAGCCTGCGCCGGCACCGGGCCGAACAGATGCTGGTGCGGGTCGAGGAGATGCGGCGCGCGGCCCAGCAGATCGTGCAGGAGCTCCAGCAGCTCACCCCAGAAGCGGTAGACCGGGTCATCGAGTCCGCGGTCGCTGGCGGGGCGCAGGCCGCCATACAGCAGCTGTCCCTGCTCCAGACGGCCACGGACATCACCGTCGCCACGATGGGGCTCCCCGGTGTCATGGCCGCGAACCTGATCAAAGCCGACCTCACGTCCCGGCTGGAACGGCTGCACTCCCGCATACTCCGGTACCCGGACGACATCTACCAGAAGGTGGTAGGCAAGCACGCAACAGACGCCGTGCTGGGCCTGGCGACGAACAAGCAGACCCAGCAGAAGATCTGGCGTGACTTCCTCTCCCAAGGCGTGAACGGGTTCATCGACGTGTCCGGGCGCAGGTGGAACCTCGCCACGTACACGGAAATGGCCACCCGCACCGCGGTGATGCGCTCCTACGACGACGCGCACAACGCCCAGCTGCAGCAGCTAGGGCAAGACCTGGTCACCCCGGTGGTGTCCTACGACGCGTGCAAGAGGTGCGCCGCATGGGCCGGCAAGATCCTGTCCATCAGTGGCCTGCCCGGGGTACGGGAGATGCAACACCAGACCCAGGACGGCGTGTTCATCCGGGTCAACGTGGACAACACCGTGGACGGGGCGCGCGCCGAAGGGTTCAAGCACCCGAACTGCGTCTGCGTGCTAGCCGCCTACTTCCCCGGACTGTCGATCCCCATGGACTCCCCCGGGTACGACGAAGAAGCCGAACAAGCCCGCGAGGACCTGCGCGCTGCCGAACGCTCAGTGCGTAAAGCGAAACGCGACCTCGCCCTAGCCTTCGATGATTTCGAGGAAACCGAAGCCCGCCGTGACCTCGCCAAGGCGCGCCAGAAGATCCAAGAGATCGTGAAGAACACCCCACAGCTACGCAAGCGGTACCGCGAGCAGCTGGACCTCGGGCACAAGCTCGACTAGCCCCACCACGGGGCCCTCTTTTCATGCCCCGCTCAGGTGGTTGGGGCGCACCATTCGACCTTGCCCATGAGGCATCGTGTCCAACCAGAACCCTTTCCCGCACGGTATCGACATCACCGCCCCGGGCGGTATCCAGCGGCTCATGGATTTTCACCGGCTGACTTTCGGTGACGCCCAGATGAACGCCGACGGCGGCCAGCCCGCAGGTGACCCGCCAGCGGCTCAGCAGGGCGGCGAACCGACCACTCCCCCCGCAGGTGGTTCTGAGCCGCCAGCGGGCGCCCCAGCCCCCGCCGCGGCAGCTCCCGCCGGTGAGCCCGCCCCTCCGTGGGGCGATGCCAAGAACTTCGACCCGGACAAAGCCTGGAACCTGATCCAGAACCTCCGGGACGACATCAAGACCACCAAGGCTAACCAGGACAAGGCAATCGCTGACGCGGTAGCGAAAGCCGCGCAGGACGCCACCGCCGGCCTGACCCAGAACCTCGGGAAGGC